TGCAGGTGCAGCCTCAGCCATAAAGCTTCGATCTTCCCTAACTGATTTTTCTTGGTTTTCTAAAATCACAGTAGTTACAGCTCTTTTATAAGCATCTTCGATTTTTGGCAAATCTGGATGTTCTAGGACTGGCTGCCACTTTTCCTGTAAGTTTTCAGTAAGATACATTTTATCTCTCCTTTTGATTTACTTTGTTAAAAAACATTAAGAGTTTAAAGCCTTAAGGTTTTTAGATATTGCGGCTGTATATGCAGCCATAGCATCCGAACTTGCTTCTACAGCAGGTTCATTCGCCGCCACAGAATCAACAGAATTTTCTTCTGCTACTTCTGATTTTGTTTTAGGGAAATAAGATTCTTTAATAGTCTCTAATTTTTCCTTAAACTTTTCAGCACTTTCGAACTCAACATTTTCAGCCATAGAGACAAACTTCTCTGTTTCTGTATCTGTTAAATCTTCAGATACTTCAGCAATTGCTTCTCTCTTGTGTAGATCAGAAACTTCTTTAGAAAGATTTACATTTTTTTCAATCTGTTCGTTAAGTTTAGATTCTAAATCTTTTGTTTGATTTGTTAAGTCATCAAGTACGTTATATTTTTCTTCTGGAACATCAATATAATGTTCTTTGAATAAAGATTTAAGACCAGTGATGAAGTCCTCAGCGATTTCGGTTCTGATACCTCTTTCTACTGCGAGTTCATTTTCTTTCATCCATTCTTCAACAACATAGTTTAGATACGAATCAACTTTTTCAGTCATCGCTTCTTTTATTGTTTCAGATTCTTTTGAAAGTTTATCTTCATACTGAGCCTCTAGTACTTTAACCTGTTCTTGTATTCTTGTTTTAACAGCAGTCTCAAAAATTGTTGCAGCCTTTTCTTTAAATTCTTCAGATAGGTCTGCGTCTGTTGAAACTAGTGCCTTAACATCATCAGATAGGTCAATATTCATTTCAGTAGATTCCTCTTTAGTCTCAGCAATTTCTTCGCCTTCAACCTCAGTTTCTTCTTCCTTCATGCCAGCAGGTTTCTGATCTTTTGGTAAAGATCCGTCCTTTGCGTCTTTATTAACCTGGTCTGATACTTTTTTTACCTTGTCCACAGCTGTTTGGCCATCAGGGTCAGTAGGTTTAACTACTGCCTTGCCCAAATCCTCTGCGTCATTTTTTAAGGGAGTAGGTTCAGCTGCAACAGCGTCTTTGTTTACCGCAGACTTAATTTGCTCATCAACTGCTTCTACTTCTTTTTTTACTTCGGTTTCAGACATTCGGTCTCTCCTTATTAAAAATTAATTAATTTTTTCTTTACTATTATTTATACAAACTACCATCTCAAACACTACGCTTTTCAACAAAGTCCCGCAGGTTTATAATTTTTTGATGAAGTCTTTGAAGATATCTGCTTTAACTTCCGCTAATTCTTCTCGTTTAGTTCTTTCGATTTCTTCTTTGTATTGTTCAACTTCCATACTTTTCAGCACGCCGTTGTCCCATACCCACTCTTTGCCTTCCATTATACCTTCTACGAAAGCGTAAGGTGCCGATGGGTCTGCGACTATATCAGCCGCAGTTGCGAGGTAAAAGTCTTTACCAACAAAGTTTCTTCCACCTTGTTGACTAATAGAACCCATACCTCTAGATGATACACCCAATACAGCACCTTCGTCAATAAGATTCTTAACGATTTTACCATATGGTGTATCCATGACTTTCGCTTCACCAATGAAGTTTTTACCTTCAGGTTTTAAACTAGTAATCATGTGTGAAACTCTTTCGAGGTTCACAGTTGGTCCGTCAGGATGTCCTAACTCACCAAAAGCTCTTCTTTTATCAATAAACTCTTTTGTGTATCTTCTTACTTCTCTTGCTAAAGTCTCGACAGGATAAATTCGACCATTACGGTTCTTGATATCCGCCTGCATAAAGACACCCTTAATTTTGTAATCTTTTCTACCGTTCTTTTCTTCGGTCAAGACCTGGACATCTTCGATTGTTTCTGTAATTAGTTTCATTTCTCCACCTTCTCTTTTTTTAATTATCTTATTTCTAAGATTAATGTATAGTTATCTCCTGATACAAATCCCTTTGTTGATAATAATATATCTCCTGCAGGACTTGTGTTTGCTACTAGTGTTGCATTATTCGGTATACTATTACCAGCAGTAAAATAATCGTGAAAACCACGACCCGAAAAAAATCCTATTGTTGCATTGGCAGCACTTGCGCCACTACCTGCCCATAATAATTCTACACCAGATTTACCATTTGTAGTATTTACAGACCAATATATTTTTGCTAATACTCTGTTTGCGTCCTCTGACATAAAATTTAAAGCACTCGCATCCATTTTTGTTACAAGTGTTTCGCCAGAACCATCACTAATATTAGTGAACTTCATAACTGTTTTAACACCAACTGTATCTACAATAGTTTGTGATGTAACTACATCTGCCATCTTAGTTTCTCCTAAATTCTGTAATCAACAAATAACTTTCAACATTTGAATCAGTTGTTAGTTTTATTTGTCTATCATTTCCAAATTTTAACTGATCTGGTCGTAAACCATATTTACCATTACCAGTCAAACTCAAATCATTTGTTTCACTTTCAGCACTAAACTTTAAAGTTCCTGTGCCTTTTATTTGATAATAACACTCAATCAAATTTACTTTAGATTCATTATTACCACTTGTTAGTTTTTCAGCGTCAACTACGATCTGATCTTCTTCATTCCCGATACCCTTCGATTGTACTATGTATTTCGAAGTGGTATCAACAACCTTAGTGTTCGTAATTGTCATAGAAAATCCTATGCAGTAAATGCTTCGTCTTTTCTTAACTCTAAAAGAACATAACCAGAAGTACCAAAAGCACTTAACTCTAGGTCTCCTGAAGTCGCTGTTGTATTTGTTGCGTTGTTTTCAATTTTACCAGCAGTACCATCATAGTGTCCTGTACCTGCAAGGTTAATCGCTGTTGTGTCTGATGAAGCACCTTTAAATTGTACTTGTACATAACCTGTATTATCATCAGCAGTACCTTGAACTAGACCCCACCATATTTTAACGATATCTAATTTTGCACCGTTAGCGTGTCCTGCTAAAGCACTTGCGTCTAATATATTTGAGTTAGCAGTAGTGTTATCTTCCATAGTAACTAGAACAACAACTTTACCGCCTTGAGCGCCGCCACCAGTTGATAACGCTGTATCTTTAAGTGTTCTTGTTGCAATTGCCATTTTGTTTTCCTTACTTTATTGTTTCGTTATCAAAGTAATCTTCTATATCAGATACTTTAACTCCTTGTCTTTTTGCCACTTGATTGATAATACCTTGAACTTTTCCTAAAAGAGGATCAGAAGCTTTATCAATCATAATATAAACATCACGAACTGCTGATTTCATCTTCGGAGATAATTTATTAAACTCCTTTGTGCCCTCAGGTCCGATATACCTGCGTTCATTAATTTGGTTCTTAAACTTCTGAAACGACAGGTTCGTCATTTGGTTCCTCGTCATTGTCTATTTCAACAGGCTCTTCCTGTTCAACAGGTTCCTCTTCTTGAGGTGCTTTCATGTATTGAGCATTTTTTTCTAAATCCTCTGTTTCATGAGCCGCGTTCAACCAATCATTTGCAACAGTCATTCTTTTATCATCTAAAGCAGTGCCTATCTTATCAGTTAAGGCATTTTTAAATGCGTCTTGAGCAGCGACATTATCGCCGTCTGCAAGTGAATCTACCATTGTTTTTACATTATCATTTGACATAATTAATTATCTCCTATATTTATATCAGTATTCTCGTCATCATCCTGCATATCTTGACCTTCAGGAGCGGCGATAATACCTTGTTTAATCTCATCACGAATCTGACTATCTATTTCTATAATATCTTCATCGCTTTGTCTTAATACATTTTTTCTGACATATTCAACAGAAAAATATTTACCGACATATGGACTAACTTCATTTGCAAGATTTAATCTTTCTCTTAAAATTTCTGCGTTTTTTAATTCAGAAAAATATCCATCTCTTAAATAATCATACTGTATATGTTCTTTTAATTTACTCCAATCTTCTATTGTAATAATACCTTTTAAAACTAATTGAGTTTTTAAGACATCATGAAATAATTGTGTAAATCTTTTTCTTAGTCTTTGAACAAATTTAGTAAACTTTAATTCGTCTCTAGTAATTTCTGCAGCTCTACCTAAGTTGAAACCATTTTCTGATTCCATTCTAGATATTGGCACATTTAGAGACTTATATAATTTCTTTTGAAAGTATTGCACATCAGCAATCTCACCAAGATTTTGACCACCTGCGAGTGTAGATACTTCAGTACCTTTTGCGCCTTCTCTACGAGGTAACCAAAAATCTTCGAGCATAGACATATGTTTTCTGTCATCTCTAATCTCACCAGTAGAAGCGTCATAGACAAGTTTGTTTCTATATCTTGCCATAACATCTCTAAGATATTGTTCTGCTTTTACTTTTGGTAAGTTACCTACATCAACATAAAATATTCTTCTTTCAGGTGCTCTTACTATTCTGTAAATAACAACAGCATCTTCAATCATTCTTAATTGATTGACAGGTTTAATTGCCTTATGTAAATGACCCATAACCATGTTCTTAGTTTGGTCAACAATACCAGAAGTAACATAAGTTATTGAATCAGTAGAAATTTTGAGACCAGCATTTGAATTAGCTGATGACATTCCTTTCTCATTATAGACAAACCATTCTGCTGTTTTTTCTATAATTTCAATACCTTTACCTTTAGTATCTCTTTTCTTAGTAACCTCACGAACCTTTTTAATTTTTCGTGGATCAATATATCTAATTTCTGTAAGTCCTTTTCTTGGACTAGTTGGGTCTATAACTTTGTGAAAGTAAATACGACCATCAATATAAAATCTTTTAAATATATCGTGACCCTTTTCATCAAAATTAAGTAAACTCATTACTTCATCAAACTCATTACGAATTTTTGCTTTGATATTTTCTGAAACTGCAAGTTTATCTAACGATATAGAAACCGATTGATCTCTATCGTCTGAGACAATAACTTCATTAATAATATCTTCGATTGCCATATCACATTCAGGATGTTGGGCAACCTCTCTATATCTTTTAATTAAGTCAACATCATTTTTGGCAGTAACCTCCATGTCGAGATACTGTCCGAAATAACCTCCAGCAGATATTGTGGTTGTACCATCATCAGGAGAAGGCACCGTAAAGGCTTGTTTTGCCTCAGCGGGCTTCTCCCGATCATCATTCGCTCTTGTTATTTGGAAGCCAAGTAATTGTACCATATTATATTTTCCTTATAACTTATTATTATTATGTAGTAGTATCTGTTTCAAAATACTGATATGTAAATGAACAGCTGAACTCCTCAATGGTATTATTAGTACCATAGTTTAGAGCAATATCATCTAGAGCAGTTGGGAATGCACCTCTTAAAGTATAAGATTTAAGAGTACTTCCGTTTCTATCTAAATGATCCACGAATATATCAACTTGATAATCTGAAGGATTAGTTAAGCCTTCGTTATCAGTCATATTATTCATCCCGTTCATCCATCTTTCTAGACCTCTATAAATTAAGAAATCTGTATCATTTAATACAGTAATAGACCATGGATTAAATGTTCTATCTCCGACTAAATTTAATACTCTTCCTCTAAAGTTTACAGGAACAGCAGTTAGATTTTGCCCAGGTATGACTGTTGCATTACATAAAAATGCTAGTGTAGCAGTTTCTCCTCCAACTGCTGAGTAACCAGGAAAAGGTAAAGTTACCTTAAACTGATTGGCTCTTGCACCACCGCCTTTTAGTCGGGCTTTAAAGTCATTAATGTTTGCCATTGTTTATCCCTCCTATGCGCCTGCTACTTCAGTAAAGGCAACGCCTGTACGAGTAGCAATAAAGTTAAGTTGAATGAAGTTAATAGAACGAGCAGGTTTAACAAATATGTCAGCCCTAAATTCGTTTCTATCTATTACATCTGCTGTGTTGTTTGAATCATCACACACTAAAGTAAAGTCTGTAATACCTCGTCTGCCTTGTACATCTCTTAGGAATGGTTCTACAAGATTTCTAAATTGAGCTCTTGTAAATTCATCATTAAACTCAAAGAGTTGAAACTTAGCAGCTGTTGATATTGCTTTTTCTAGAGTAATGAATAATCTTCTTACATTGATTCTATCAAAAGCACTTGGTTTTGATTGAGCAGTTTTATCACCGAACAACACAGTTCCTTGACCAGGAAATGCTGTTACAGGATTAACTCTTGCTTTATATAACTCATCTCTTTGTGTTTGATTTGGGTTAAAAGCAAGTTTTACTGCACCTCTAATCTGCCCTCTGTTAAATCCAGCAGGTGAGAAAAAAGGATCAGCGATGTTATCTGTTCTTGCACAAAGCCCAGCGATGTCACCATTTAATGGTACAAATCTAAATACATCATTGTATTTGTCATACATATATTTGTAACCACTATCAATGACAGCATAACTTGATGATGGTAAACCATCAGCAAATCCTACAACATTTTGTGTTTGAGTTACTGCATTTGCAACACCAACAACATCTGCTCTCGCAGGTGAAATAAATGCTACACAATCTTTTCTTGCAGTTGCAATATCCATAACAGCAGTTGCTTTTGTGTCGCCAGTAGCGTCAGCACCTGTCTGTGAAGGACCACAAATGAGTAAAGATAAATCCACATTTTCTACATCATTGAATTTTTCATATGCAGTTGCAATCTCAGCATTAGTAGCAACATAGTCATCTGTTCCACCAGTAAGTGAAGTGTTATCTACATTAAACGCATTTGTTAAAGCGTTATCAAAAGTTGTTCCTGCTTTAGCAACACCATCTGATAAAGTAGAGATGTGATCTATCCAATAGATAAACTTACTATTTCTGTAAATTACATCTGGATAATAGTTTGAGTTACCTGAAGCGTCTTTAGCGTCATTAGCCTGTGAAACACCTTCAAATACTTCTAAGATTTCTCCTGCAGTTCCTGTGATTGAGCCATCTTCGTCAATAACGGCGATATGCATTTCATCATTAGAACCGCCAGCAGCAGCTACATCA